GTGAAGTAGTCCTGTACTGTACCAGTTGCCTTGCCTGCAATGATGTCTGACTTATCAGAACCGCTGATATCACCACCAGAAGTACGGATAGAGTTGTAGTCGTGTGGACGCTTGAAGTCTACGTTTGAACCCGATGAAGGGTTGAACTTGCCTGACAACAGTTGAGTGTTGACAGTCTTTGTTAGCACTCGTGAAGCTTCAAAAGCATCAAGAAAGACGCGAGCGACTTTCCGTGTGACGTTACTGTTTAAATTATTAGCCATGATCTATTACCTTTCCTATTCAAATGTAGCGCCTTGCGGGCCCCTAGGTTTGGGGGCACTTCCAGCGCCATGCGGCTGCTCCAGCGGATCCGGAGCGTTATTTACCTTGGGTTTAAGCGATGCAGCTTTCTGCTTGATTTCTGTCGCTATCCTTACTGCTGCTTGCGCTGGCGGCAGGTATCGCAACGCGTCAAGCTCTAACGGGTTTTTGGCAAGGTACTTGGTAATCAAGGGCCCGTCGGTCTCATCAAGAATAATATTCACGAGAGATTCGTCGATCCCAAACTGCGCTACCGCGTTACCTGCTTCCTGTAACTGCTCCGGCGTAATGCCGAATGTAGTTGCCCTGTCAGAGTAGGACTTAACCTTAGTGGTCATTTCCTCCTGCTGCTTTTGCCATTCCTGCTGCTTTAGCGCTTGCTGCTGCTGCTGGACGGCTTGCTGCTGCATATCGTATTCCGCAGCGGCTCTAAGCGCCTGATCCCTTCTATGTAGGCTCTGTCTATACTCTTCATCTGAGAGTCTAAACGGATCCGGCAGATCTGGAATCTTTGGCGCCTGACGTTCTCCAAGCTTGGCCTGTAACTCATCTAACTGCTTTTTCAGCGACTCGGCTTCACGCTCCTTCTCTCGAAGCTTGAAAACCTTCTTGCCGACTGCATCGTTAAATACACGCTGCTGCTCTTCATCGAACTTGATTTCTTTCTCTGGGGTCTCCCCCGCCTCCGGTGCTGAATCGGTATCCTGCTCCTCAGCAGAATCTTCAGTTTCTTCTACCTCCGGCTCCGTGGTTACGTCGTCCTCGGATTCGTACTCGTAGTTGTCTTCTGGTTGCAGCTCGCTCATGTTGTGCCCCTTAAAGGTAAATGCCCAGATGAAGGTCTGGTGGCCTGTTGGTGATTATAGCATAAAGAGGTTAAAATCAACAAAATCTAGTCAATTTGACCAACGGTGATTTATGAGTGATTTATTCGAAGTATTTGAGACAGACGATCCCGATCAGATCTCAGATGATTTGATGGCGATGGTGGGAGAGATATTGAGTTGTCACGCCTACGGTGAATTTGAGCGATCCAAAGAGCTCGAAGAAGAGCTCGAAGGAAAGATCAGGATTCTAACAGGAGCCGACTAGGGCTCCCGTAGACTTGATACCGGTTGATTGCTAAATACCGCAGCAGATCCGGACCTGCCCATTTCTGGGTTGGATAGCGAGTCGGTTAGTATCCCTGAGTAGCCTCGTGACTGCACCATCCGCTCTAAATCAGTACGGCCCTTGGAGAAAGGAACTAACCGCTCAGGGTCGCTCTTAATGTCGTACAAGTTATTCAGGGTGCTCTTGTAACGATTAGCGCCAGTCACTACTTGCTCTGGCCTTACGTCAAGCTCAGAACCTGAGGGCGTGTAGAAATACGTTCTTAGCGGTCCTTCCCCATACGCTCTACGCCCACGGCCTACAAAAGCCTCCTCTGCCCCAGCCGAGCCTGTGCCGTAGTATTCTGGGTTTGTCTCAGTCAATCCTTCTTGCCGGCTGAAGTGAACGCCTCTAGCGCTTGCAGGTGCAAGTTCGCCGCTGGGATATTCGAGCTTGGTGTTGAAGTCGATAGGGAAACCAAAGCGGATGGGATCGCCGCGCTTTGGCTGTATCTCAGTGTAGAAACTGTCCAGCTCAGAGTCTATGTTAGGTTTGTAGATCTGCTGCCCGTACTCGCCCGTCAAAGGGCTTATCTGCTCCCTTGCGCCAGCTCTGCCAGATCCAGAAGTATATAGTATGCCTCTGTCCGTAAATACTGAGTCCTGACCATAGCGGTTGCCGATGTTGGCCGCAGCAATTGGGTCCATGCCTTCGACCATATAAGTTCGCTCAAGACCGCCGTAATCACCCTTCACCAGAGATACGTTGTCTGGGCCGTATTCTCTTATTAGCTCTTCGCCTAATTGCTCGCTTCTAAGGATATTTTCCGAATCAGTGAGGCCCATGTTTGGCGGGTTCTCTGCGGTCACCATTGCAAATCGAGAGGCCGGAGCATCTACGCCAGCGGGATCAAGAGGCCCGCTATACTTGGGCGCTCCTACTAATGGCTGAAACTCTTCAATCGGCACGTTCAATGCTTCACGAAGAGATTTCATCGCGCCTTCATTGATTTCTTCTTTGGTTAGGTTCTTTAGCCCCTTAGCCAAGACATCGCCGGCTATAGGGATAGCGCCAAGCATGACCGAGCCGCCATTGATTGCCGTTCCTAGTAGGTCGCCTTGGCGAATAGATTGCGCAGTATCACCAACCCCTACGGCGTCACCAATAATCGGCGTGAAGTCTATGGCTGTCTCAATGCCTTCCCCAGCGTTGATAAGCCCTTGCCTGTAGCCGCCGCCTATGCCGCTATCGTCAATCAGCTCACGTAGCTTGCTGCCTATCGTGGCCCTGAAGTTAGGGTTGAACGGGTTAATAGACGGCGAGAAGGGCTTCATCTCTGCGCCTTTCCACTGTATGCCCATGGAGTCTAACTGCTCCTGAGCGAGCTCCTGATTGGTCTTAGCCACCGTTAGCAATCCTCATAAGGTCTTCAGGGCTCATCATGCCGAGTTGGGCCTTACGGCGCTGCTCATCCATCATGTCGTTCATCTTGGCTTGATTGTCGAGCTCGTCACCGAATGCCTGAATCTGCGTTCGGTCAATAGTCGCACCGGCCTGCTGAGCTTTGATCTGAGAATCAATGCGCTTGGTCTCTGCGTTGAACCCGTCGATCTGAGCGCTAGACTGAGAGTCCATAGCCTGCGTTTCGATCTTGGCTTGCTCTAGCTGTAGCTTCTGAGCTTCGATCTGTAGCTTCATCTGGTCATTTTGTAGCTTGGCTTGGTCCACTTGGGCCTTGAGCATTTCTGCCTGAGCCTTCATGCCCTCCGCCTGAGCGAGAACCATGGCCGCATCAGGCTGCTGCTGTTGGCCTTGCGCCTGCATCTGCTGCTGCTGCATTTCGGCCATCTCTTCCTCGGTTAGCTGCTTCATAGGGATCAAGCCCTGCTGAATCATCTGGGCCCGCTTGCGTTCTGCGATCTGGCCTGCCGCTGGGGTAGCCACGCTTTGCAGTAGTAGGTCGCCGGCGATCTGCATCAGCGACGGGTCTATCTGCGCTAGATTGGTGATGGCCTCTACAGTCTCTTGCTGGCGATTCTTGTAGCTTGGGCCGGCCTTGCATACTACGTCGTAGACACCAACGCTCAGGTCGTTAATCACCACGATCTCGCCGGTAGCGTTATCAACCACCTTCTGGTTAATGTCCGCCATGTCATAGGACTCGTCTTCCTTGAGAACACGAATAGTCCGCTCGGTATCGTAGACCTTGGGGATGGCGTCCTTGATGAGCTGGCCTGTAGCCTGTATGGCGATTTCCATTGATCGGCTGTACTTGAGAGTACCGTTGTCGCCCTTGTCTTGTAGCTGGCGTATAGCAACGCCTGACTGAGCGTTAGGATTGTCGCCCATGTTGGCTGCAAACATACCAGCCGTTGCGTTGATCATGCCCTGCATTGCCTGAGCAACAGTGCGCAGACCTGCGTTGATCTGGGCTCCACCGTTTTGCTGTGGGACCGATGGAAACTCAGGGTCAGCGTTGAAGAACTGCACCGGATCATTGTTTGTGTTTAGAGTGCGTAGCTGGTCCTCGTGCCCTAATCCTTGGGCGGGGGTCATCCAGTACTTGGCCCGTGGCGCCAGAGCTCCCTCTTCGATTTCACGGCTCATCGCGTAGTTAAGGACGCGTTGCGGATCTAGCAGCTTCTCAACCACGCCCCAGTAGATCGTCTTATTCTCGAAGATCTTAAAGTTGCCATATACAGGCACAACAGGGATTCGGTTGAATACTGTGTCGCGGTCATCTTCTAGCCAGTCCTTGCCATCAAAGAACCTAGAGCAGACCTTGTGCATCTTGCGCTTGCGGCGCTTAACCTCGGTCACTCCGATAGCCTCAAGGTCGTCCTTGATCTTACCAAAGTCGTCACTGACCTCGTGAGTCTGGCCATTGCTCATAAGCACGAGCTCGCGGTCCTCAGACTCTACGTACAGGAACTCACCAACAACAATGACCTCGGCCTTGTCAAAGTAAGCATCGCCGTCACGGTCATCAGAGACTGACTCACCGGAGCCTTCAGGCCAGCGGCTTTCGTATTCATCTACTGCTACCGGATGCAGCACGAACGCATAGCGCGAGTCTGACTTGTCTTGCTTCTCTGCTGCCGGATCAAACCATACCCGATCAAGCGGGTTAGCAATCTTCTCGATCATGATGTCCTGATCGAATGAGTTGTCGTCTGCATACTTATGGCATACACGCCACGCATCAAAGCCACCGGTGACCATGCCACGAGCTGCCTGAGAGTAGATCTGCTTAGCGCTAGATAGGTTCTCAATGTTGCGGATAATGCCGTCATAGGTCGCTGCAACGTCCTTCGTCGCATTGCCGCCGGCTGGGCTCACCCTGATATCGTAGTCAGCATCCTCGATGCCGCTAGAGATCTGATCAATGATTGGGTTCACTGAGTCGAACTGGTAGCGCGGACGATTAGCGTTCGAATTCCAGAACATGGGCTCCCACTGACCATCCCTTTTGTCTATGAATAAGTGGGACTCACGAGCGTTCTCGCGGTTGTCGTGGTCCGCCTCTTGGCACGAAGACAGTAGATTGATTACGTCTTGATGCTCATCGTAATCAGCCTTGTACGAGAGATCGTCCTCGGTGTACTGGCCCGACTCCTGATCCTCTTCCTTCTCTTCCGTTCCGTTCTCGTACTCAGCCATAGTCTAGCCCCAGCCCTGAAAATTGATTTTGACCGCTTGCTTGGCGATCTGCTTCGGCGAAAACATCGCCATCATTAGTGCGTCGCCCATGTTAGGTGAGGGCAGTTGATATTTCTTCGCCATGTCTATCTTGGTCATTATGGCGATTTTACCATTGTTTGACCTTTTTTGTGGTATACGACACACCTCAGACCTGAGCTGCTGTAATACGGGGATTTCAGACGACAGAGAGATGAGATTCTCGGGGTCTATATACTCACCCTTTGTGACTGCGCGATAGGTAGCCTCGAAGCGGTCCCTGAGCTTCCACCAGTACTGCGCGCGCTTATTCAGGAACGTGTCGCGGTTGGTCTTAGAGTCTGAACCGCTGTAGGGGATCATTGCGTCATCAGGTGACTCTGAGCCCCTGAACTGGTGCTTCTGCATTGCAGTAGACTCGAGCTCGGCATCTACCTGACGCTTGAGTGCTATGCCCATGCCGTCACAGTCCCAGACAAACCAATCGGCCTGACACTCGCGGGCCTTGCGCAGCGCCCAGTCCATACCCTCTGCAACGTCGCCTGTGACCTTCTCGCAGATGTCTAGGACCACTGAGCCTTTCCGGAGGGCGAACCCTTTGGAATCACCGCCCTCATCTGAGGGGTCGTGTGAGGCGATAATTGCGCCGGTGCCCTCAAAGCCTAACTTAACGTGAGCATCAATCGCTGCATCGAACCACTCTGCTGGGATGATGCTGTCTTCAACGTCATCTAGGAAATGACCTCGCCATACATGATCAAAGAGGGCAGGGCTCATCCTGTCTCTGTCGCCCTCCATCTCACGCTTAAGAACCTCAGGCGCTAGAGCGTTGTCCTCAATGTTGATCATGATGATCAGATGGTCTTCGTCCTCATAGAACCCGTCGCGCAGTAGCTCCTTCTCAAACGGCTTGATGAAGCGCTGGCTGAATGCGTCCAGCGATGACCGAGGGTTAGCCGAGAACCAGAGCTCCGAGCCCTCCTCGCGGAGTGTAGGCGTTAGGGCCTTGAGTGAATCGAAAGAGATTGTCTGAGCTTCCTCCACCCAGAACCGTTGGAACCCGTGCGCTGATTTAATTGCCTCTGGGTCCCGAGCCATACCCTTGAAGCGGAACGCGGGCTCGTCGTCGTACAGGATCTGAGACTTTTGGACATCAAATCCACTAAGGTTCAGGCGATCTATCTCAGCGCGCAGGATGCTAAGCACCGAGTCGTCTATGCTGTTCTGGAACTCACGAAAGCAAAGCGTCTTGATTCCCTTGGTCATTGCGTCCATCAGGCACAAGTCAGCGATGCTCATGCTTTTCCCACTTCCTCTACCGCCCAGAGCGACCTTTATGCGCTTAGGCTTAAGGAAAGGCTGGAGCTTCTTGGGAATCTGCATCTTAGGCATTATTCGTAGGTTGCCTTCTTTTTGCGTTGCTTCTTGGCGCGCTCAGCTGTGCTCATCGCTATCGCCACTGCCTGATCCTGTGGCTTGCCCGCTGCTCGCTCGGTCCGTATGTTCTGGCTTATCGCCTTCTTGCTGTAACCCTTGTTTAGAGGCATTGCCGAATATCCTGTCGTAGTTGTCTAAATACTTCTGAACCTTGTACTTGCGGGGCCTTGAGCCTTTGCCACCTTCCCACGGGCCTGTACTCATGATTGATCTAACTCCGCCAACAGGTCTTTAGCTCTAATAAGAAACCTACTCACGCCTTCATGCGCTTTCTGGCTACAACCCACGCTTTGAAGCTCTGGATTATCTATCTGATATTGATAAAAAGTCCGCAGCCTTTCAGTAGATGACTGCAAATGACTAACAATAGTTTTGTTTTGAGGCTGATCCATAAGCATTTCAACATACTCACAGATAGCATCTAATGAACCAATATCCTTCCCTCGAAAGATCATGATAGGCTCATCTTGAGGAAGCTCGTACCCATCCTCATGATGCAATGTTCCTGTCTCTCCAACATAATACTTAGGGTCACTCATTCCACCACCTCAATCGTCCAGCGCATATCAATATCAATAGGATCGCCATCCCTGCCCGAGACCTCTGTTCGCTTGGTCTCAGTCCAGCCGGCTTGGTGCGAGAGCCAGAACTTAGCGGCGTTCACGTCACCCTCTATGCCCTTCATTTGAAGAGAGCCTGCCATCTGAGCAATCGCTAAAGCCTTGCCCTTCCTGTAAGCTTCACCAAATTCTGGCTGTCTTTCCATTGCGCGCTTTAACGTATTGAAACAACAGCCAAAATAATCAGCTAGCTGCTGCTTGGTAAGTGAAGGCGCAAGGTCAAAGCATTCCTTGATCTCTTCGTTAGTGAAAACGCGGGTGCCGCCGTGTAATGTCTTGTCGTCACTCACTGCTTGAACTCCTGAAACTGGTCCAATGATATATGGCAGACCGGCTCTTGATCTTGCCAGTCCCTCATTTGATTCCTGCCGCCGAAGCCCAAAGTGAAATCGCATTGAGCTAAGTTGGTGAACGCTATCTTGTCTGTCCACTCAACGACGAGGAACACCGGTAGGCCAGTGTCATCTTGTAGCCGCTTCGATCCCTGCACTTTAGCCAGAGAAATCATTAACGTAGGGTATTTTAGCATATTATTGTCCCGACAGCGCAATTCTACCCACGCCATCGGGTTATCGTCTCTCATCGCCAAGCAGTCTACGTGATACTTGATTGAGACCTTTTGCAATACGCATTGCCAGCGCTTTTCGGCTATTTCGCCCAGAGCTATCTCTCGGGCCTTGGTAGCTTCGTTCTCGTACAGTGGCCTACTCATATTTTTTCTTCACGTCGCCGAAGCGCAGGTTTACCTTCTTGTTTCTGGAGCTGTAGTCGCTATGCAGGTTAGAGGCGAAGGTCTGGGCAGGGTAGTTAGTAACCTTGCCGCCAGCGGCGAAGTAAGCCGCCTTGTCCTGAGCAAGCTTTACCAGAAGCTTGTCCTTCTCTCTGTCATGTTCTGTATTAACCATTAAAGTTTCTCCCATGGGATTATTGTCTGTTGTAGGCCCAGAGCGAATCTCTGAGCTCGTCTAGCCTTTGCTTGCTTATACTCTACCATGTCATCATAGCGTGGCTTCTCGCCGCGCTTTAGGGCGCTCTCGTGGATTACGATAAAGCCGTCATCTGAGTCCGTTGTAGAGTTCAGTTGCCAGTGCCTGTCCTGCCCCTTTTGCAAAGGTTGCGCGAAGAGCTCTGATTTGTTTATTCCCAGTGCGTCAGCGAGGTCCATCCCGTTAGCGCCGCAGGCAAAGCAGTTTGCAATGATGTCACCCTTGCGGCCAGTAGTGATTCCCATGCTGGGATTGGTCTCACCGTGAACCGGACAGCATACGGTCCAGCCCTTGGAGTTCTTGCGAGGCTTGTCGCAAAGGTTAGCGAGCTCGTCGATGTGCATTAGCAATGTTCCTTGATGTTATCCAGTTCTTAACTTCGAGAGAGATTCCGCCAACCTTGGTGAGATTAACTCTAACCGGCGCTACTCCGAACTTCTCTTGGTACTTGTAGTGAGCCCAGCCTTGCTTAAAGCCTTTGAGATTTGCGTAGTGGTAGAGCTCTGACAGCCAGCGAGACTTGTCGTCTATTGAAAACTGCTCAGGCTTGGGCATATTCTCGCGCTCGATCTTCTTAAGGATCTCGTTGTCAGTGTAGATCTCAGAATCTACAGGGAGCTCATAACCGCAAGCCTTGCACCGTCTACCGCTCATTTGAGTTGTGCAGACTGGGCACGGCCTGAGCACTGGCTGGCGCTCTTCTTGCTCTATCAACCGGTCCTCGTTGTAACGCTTGGTCCCGTCGTCTAATTGATAGGGCACAATTGTATCGGGGAGCTGGCCGTGGCGTGTAATGTTGCCGGCGTGATCAAGGTAGATCGCGCGTGTTTTGCCAGTTTCTGGAGATATCCTAGCCACCCTTCCGCAGCGCTGCACGAAATCAATTTTTGATTTGCACGGGTAGCAATCAATCAACATTTCTACGTAGGGCGCATCGTATCCGGTTCCAAGCAAGCGACTGCATGAGAGCACCGAAAAGAGCCCTGCCTTATGATCTGCGTACAATGCCCGCCTCAGATCTTCTTCGGTATAACCATCAATGTGACGAGCCTTGATTCCGCTTGAGTGCGCGTTGAACTTGTCTACCAGTGTTTTGCTATGGTCAATGGTAGGGCAGAATGCAATCGCGCGCTTTGAGCCGTCAGGTGAATGCTTAAGGTAATTCTCCACAATGTCACCGCTAAGCTGGTCATCCTCTATCATCGCAGCACCTAGGTCATCAGGATTAAACTCAGTGCCACCCGTAGGCAAGCGCTTTGTGCGAATCCCAGAAGTGTCTACCGAGCTGCCGACGTAGTAATCAATCGGCGCCAAGTAACCCAGCTCAGTGAGCTCCTCGCTAGTGATAGGGATTAATAGATCATCCCATACCTGCCCCAAGCCCTTGCTGAATGGCGTGGCTGAGAGCGCAACAAACGGGATAGCGTCATAGCGATTTAGGTATTTTTCCTTGAACCCCTTGTAGACAGTATGGGCCTCGTCCACTACGGCAAAGTGAAAATCAAAGTTAGGGCGATTCACTGCGGTTTGAATTGACGCAATTTGAATAAGCTTGCGCGGGTCCCACCTTGGATCGTCTGCCTGCATGACAGAGTAATCAATGCCCATGCGGTCCAGCGTGTCGGCCGTTTGCTGCACGAGCTTCACTCTATCTGCGAAAAACACTGACCGACGACCTGTCTCAGCGTAGGCAAGCATCATTGTTAGGGCTACGTACGTTTTTCCGTAAGAGCAAGGCGCCGCCAAAAGTGGCCTCATGTGGCCTGTACGAAGAGAATCGCGAACCATCTCGATTCCCTTCTGCTGGTGAGGTCTAAGCTCCATTGAGGGCCTCTTCTACTTCTTCTTCAATGCCGGCAACAATTCGGCGCGCCTTCTCGGCTATGGTCAATGTTTCGTTTGACAGTACGCGAGTTGCCCAGTCTAGGCGATCGCGGTAGAGCTCAAGCTCGGCTGCTTCCTGTTCGTCAATAGAAGCTTCGCACTCGTCGAGGTAGCGGTTAAGGTCTGCGATTACTGGATCCATGGTGTTCTCCGTCAAGAGTACCCCCGAAGGGGCGAAAGTTTAATTGAAATAATGGAAATATTTTTTCATAGAGGTTTGCAGCAGTGTGGCGTAGGCTACCTTGGTCGCATGGTCCGAGATGCTGGTGAAGTGAGTATCGCCTGTCTCCTCAAGGTAATCTTCGCCTTCATCGGTGTCGCAATTCAAGCACAGTTGGAACGCCTTGGCGTAATAGGTAGCCCATTGGTGGGCGAAGCAGACTTCGTGGATTACTTGTACGGCGTCTTCGCCGAACTCATTGTGCGATACAAGCGCTTGATTAACGATGTTGTCAGCTTCGAGCTCGAGGGTGTAGTTGTTAATTTCCATGATGTTTCTCCCGTTGATGAGGAGCACCATGCCCCTCAATGGTTCCCATTCTACAGAAACCACTGGGGGTGTCAACCCTTTTGGGTGACAAAAGTTAAATTAATTTATCTCCTCGCAATTTATTTCAAGATTACGAAAATTTGGCCAGCCGAATTGCTGACTTGTTTCTCTGCCCAAGCACACCATAGAGGCGTATTCAGCAGATGCGATTTCGGCGTCTTGCTGTTCAAGCTTGCCGGCATAGTTGAGCCCAGCAATAACAATGATTGCGAGCGTTAATAGATAGAATTCTTTTTGCATGGCTTCGTCTCCCGAGAAGTTAGATTAATTGAGCTTTGGCTGGGCGATTGTAGAATCCAAACTGAGGGTCGTCATCGCTAGGCTTAACAGTGCCGGTCAATTTTATGCGACGGCCTTTAAGCTCAATATTTTCTGACTGAGCAAAATCAACAACGATGGTGGGAACTGATCCGAAAAGCTTAAAGCCTCGATCATCATGGATAGTGCATTTGAGCACTTCACCATAATCGCTTTCGTACCATTTGGTAAATATGATTTGGCCTGTGATTTCTTCTCGGCCTTTAGGTATTGCTTCCATTAGATTATCTCCGTCAAGAGCGACTGCGTTGTGCAGACGATTTGGAGATAGTACAAAATCTTTTTAGGCGGTGTCAACCATTCTGGGTAATAAAAGTTTCTCTGCCTATTGCCTTCTCTGTCGCGTGGCATTCAGGGCAGTACCAGCAAACTCTGTGCATAACCATCTGGCCATCAGTAACTCTCTCTTTGAACCCTATCACCTCACCCATTACCTCTCCGCATCTACACGGCTTCTCTCTAAGATCATCTATGTTCTCAATGTTTGTCATTGTATTGCCTTTGGTGAGTTGGCGGTTCTGCGAGCAAGCAAGCCCCAACCCACAGTGAAGTAGATTTCGGGACATTGCATTGCCTTCGGAGCCGTCGTATGGACAGCGAGGCCGTATGATTGAGTCAGATCATACAAGCAAGTCTGCAAGGGATGCTGGTCCATCCCCCCGCGCCGCATTCAGACTTTTAGCAAGTTGCGGTGGCCCCGCGCTACTCTTTTGGGCCTTAAAACTGCGCTCGGTGAGAGACCCCGTGAGGGTGACATATCCTTCGCAGTCGAGTCGGAGACTAAATCTATAGAGAAAATATGTTGAAGAACACAACATATAGTGTAGAATAGCCCTTGTCGGGTTTCTGGCTACACTTGCTTCTCCGTATTGATCTAGCCGGAATTCAGGGCCTTAACAACCCACCGACATCTAACTTTCACAGATTACTCTTACAGAAATAATTCTGCAAGCGAAAACGTGATTTAATCTATATGCTTTTTATTTCTGATTCTTTTTTTTAAGTCCCGACACGTTGTGAAACGCTCGGGCTTTTTTTTGACTGAAATTTTACACGTTGCGATCTGAGATCTCTTGATCAATAAGAAACTCAGCGTACTGGATTATTTTGCGCAAATCCTCAATGCCGTTCTTGTCCTTCCATCGAGTAATGTACTTGATAATATTCCCCTCGCAATAGCCGAGCTTATTCTCAAGGATATATTGAATAGGCTGAATCTTAAGTTTTTCGTAGTGAGTCCCGCCGACTTGGCGCCTAGGGTTTATCATTAGTGCATCTCCACTTCGTCAAGCTGTATATAGTCCTCAAAATCGTCCCATAAATCTATTTTCACAATAAAGTCCACGTAGTCTGAGCACATAAGCATTAAGGTCGCTACGGCCCTCTGAGAGCTCTCTGGGAGCTGTTTAAACTCATCATCCATGAAAGTGTCCAGCTCTTTAGAACTCATCGAAATTATATGTTTTTCGCTCATCTGAACTTCCTTTCGTATAACCGTTTCCGGTAATTAAAGATCTTTTTTACCCGCTTTAGGTACTCAATGGTAAATTTCAGCTGTGAATTATCATTTTCCAGCTGGCAAACTCTGTCGGATCCGACCCTATTGACCAGACCCTTGCGGTACTCTACGACGTTGCCTGAGAGATACCGGTTGCATTTGACGCACTGGCTATGGCAATTCAACACATGATATCTAAGGTGCCCTGCTGAGCCTCGAGAGCGGTAATGCCCAGCGTCGAACTTGCCGCCTTGCACCGTATCGCCTTGAGCGGCCCCGCAGCTAATACAAGGCTTGTTGCGGTCTCTCATTCTGATATATGCGTTAAAAGCAGTCTGAGCCTCTTTGACGTAATCTGAGGCAGTCTTCAGGGATTCCTTAACAGCTTTCGCCTCACGAGCATACGACAATTTGGCAGTCTTTTTCGCCTGATCTGTCGTGGTGTACTCGTGCAGATGATCCCAAGAGCAGAACGAATAAATGCCGCCCATGATTACCTGATCTTCAGGCATCTTGGTGCGGCATAGTTTGCAGCGTCTTGTCTTCATCGGAAATAGCTTTTGCCCTTTAGGGCCGCCATGGTCCTAATGCACCGGTCAAAGGTTTCGTGGTCCATTTTTTTTGAGCGCGACTTTAGCAAAGCCAATGAAAACTTCTCACTCATTACAGAGAATCCCTTAGATAGCCTTTCAACATCGTCGGGCGGAATATAATCACCTTTCTCATTTATCATCTTATATTCATCTCCGCGCGCTTGGTTGATTCCTGAGTGCGCCATGTCTCAAACTTCATCTGCCAGACTGCAAGCTGGTGCTTGAGCCCGACGGCCTGTTCTATTGCAACCTTGAGCCCATCAAGTAACTCTAGGTACTCATGGTGAGAGTAAGCGTATCGCTCTTGAGCGGCAATAGGCATTTTAGGGTTATCGCGCTCAGCCTCGCCCATAAGCAAAGCTTTCTTAGATTTTCTAAACTCCATCAGGTACTGCCGGCTTGCTTCAGCCTCCGCGTACTTACGCGCTGTTTCTTCTAGCTGCTCGAATTTCATAAGCGTTTACCACCAATTTTTTTACCCAGTCCCGAATGTCCTCGGGTACTTTATTAAGCGCCTCGCGGCGCTCCTCCCTTTCCTTAATCATCATAATCTCTGCGGCGTACTGCCTCGGGCGTTTGAAATTGTTCATTTTTCACCGTTAGTTTGCTTTTGGTCGGAGTGCATATTTCCAAGATATTATCGTAAGGCTCTAAGTCGTCAAACGAGCAAACACCAAAATCGCCCTCGAGCTCTATAACTGCGTAGGGCTCCTGATATGTAGAGGCGCGCCATGAAGCATCTTCAATCGCTTGTAACGCATAAGTAAACTTACTGATCGCCGTCATTAGCTAACTCCAGAAAGCTTATAGGGTGCATTCCAACCTCCTTGCTCATCTTGACTACTAAAGACAACCTAGCATCAGGCTTGTAGCGCCACTTGTGAATTTGCTGCCTGCTGACCCCAAGTTGCTCGGCCAGCTGGGCTGACCGAACTCCTGTGATCACTTGGGCTTTGCGTAATGCTTTGCCAAAATCCATGATCACTCCTTAAAATGGTAAGTCGTCGTCAAAGTCATCAATAGGTGACTCTACCGCTGGGATAGGAACCGTGCTTGGTCCGTTTAAGAGCTCTGCTAGAGCGTCAGAACTTATGCTTGCGTCGCCTTTAATTAGCGGGCGCTTAGGGGCTGCTGGGTCAGGCTTGTTCGTGTAAGCGCTGGTCCTAATCTTAGGAATATGGAACTGGCACTTAGGGCAGGTAAAGCTAGCGCTGCCATTGGTTTGAGGAGCTCGATCGTTCTTTCGTTCGTTGTCCTTCCATAATGCGTATTCAAATATAGTGGTGTAATTACTCATTTTAACGTCTCCGTCAGTTCATTAATTTTAATTGCAGTTTCTTTTAGCAGCTCTTCCGCTGCGGCCAGCAGTTTATCGTCCCGCTTGACGTTCAAGATAAAAGGCTTCATATCAGGATGGTAAGCGTAGAACCACCAGTTAGATCGCCCAGTGACGAGCATACAACCGTGGACCTGCTGGACGTATGCCGATGGGAGCTTGCCTGATCTTTTGTATGCTATCATGGTTGACGCAGAAGGACACTTGATTTCTAGGCCGGAGTCGTCTCCTATGACAGCATCGGGCGAGCAACCTATCTCGTAATCATCCATCTTGATCAAACCGACGAGCTCCGCTGACAAGCCGGTTTCTAGCTCGAACATATCCCTAGCTTCCGGCTCCAGATCGTTGCCTCGCTGCATGGCGTCCGACTTAAACGTCTCTGTAGCCTTGCCAGTAATGCGTTCCGCTACAAGAGTATTGATAAGCGCGTCAGCTTGCGTAGACGCTTTGCCGGCGCCTGTGAATACCTTGCTGAAGTTACTAGCTGTAATGACTCCGCAGCGCTGTGCAAGCCAATCGTTGCTACCTTGAATACAATCAATTATTCGTGGCATCTGGAGCTCCCTTTATCCATAACGCTATTGCGTAGTTAAAAAAGTCTAAGCAGGGCGAGCAGACGCTTTGACTGCGCGACCCCTGCTGTTTACATACCTCACAAGCATTATGGCTGCCCTTCATTTTTTGCCTCTTTCTTTGAGATAAGATGAGCGACAATGCGCACCGCTTTATCCTGAGGGATTAGCTTTGTTTCAGAAACTTTAGCCCATGCAGTGTAACGCTGAACGTTTTCGCCGAGCTCTTCGCACAGAGAGATAATCTGAGCAAGGGTTTCGGCTGTTACCAATGCTGGCTGTGAGGCCACCTGCTGAATCTGCTCGCTGTCAGCGTCTTCAACGCCATCAATAGGAATGCAGAAGGCTTGGAACAAAAAGTATTTATAAGCGGCCGTCATGGCCTTATTTACTGCCTTGTCGCTAGTATCCAGAGCTTCGCCGTAGGCAGTGTGGCAGATCGAATCTCCCTCGCTGTCATACAGTACAAAGCCGACCTCTAAGATAACGTGAGACGCTACACCGCCATTCTTGGTGGCCGTTGTTTTGATGTCTTTGCTTAGGACGTTAGGGATAATCAGAACGCCATGCTCAGCAATGATCGGCGCCAGCGTGTTAAGCACGTCGTCGATACCACGGAACTTGTAGTTTTGGTGGCTGTTCTTTTGATTTTTAGCGATTCCGACCTTGGATAGATCAGACTGGACAGCGCTGAGCGCCTTGAAGATAGTACGTTGTGTCATTTTCTTTACTCCGTCAGTTAATAACGTAGACGATGGTAAAGAGATGCGTATCTGTTGTCAAGCAAAATGGATGACATCAACAAAAGAAAAATCGGATATACTCTGTCGAGTGGTTATCTCCGTCAGCTACCACCGCAGACCCCTAACTGGCTCTCCCGCTGGTTAGGGGTCTTTTTTTACGGGTATCTTCCGGTCCGCACCATGCAGTCTATATCACTGCTGCGCGTGGGCCCGACCTGACTAGCCCATTTCGAATCAAGAAACTCGTCTGCACTTTTATTGAAATCACCTTCAGCCATCGCGGCGAGAGCCTTTTTAAAGGTAAGTAGGCGAGTGATGCCCAGATTAAAGCAAAGGTTTATCATAGCGTCCTGCCGGACCCTACAGAGCTCCAGATACCATTTGAAGTTGTGTCTGAGCTCTCGGTCGCAGCGAGCTATATCGTTATCAAGCAGATATAAACACTCGTCACGAGACAAACCCAGCGACTCAAGATTTCTTCCAACCCCGATAGTGAGATTCCCAGTTGTGTCCTCGTAGGGCTTATTCCTGAGAGACTCGTGCCTGATTAGCAGGCGTTGTAGCCTATCCATTACTCTGCTCGCTTAAACAAACCTGTAGCGTTGAAGAGAGTAACGACTGCGCCCACAATATCGTGCGCTACTGGCTGAAGCCTATCAAAGCTCTCATCAATGTCGTCTGCCTTTTCTAGCGCGGCCTTTAACATCAAATCAAACGCAGCAAGTTTAGCCTTGCCGGCCCCGTCATCAGGGATTGTTTCTTCGATTAGCTTTACGATCTCTACAACGGTCGTCCAGAGCTTTTTGACCCAGCTTAAATAGGTAAATATGTTCATATCTTACACTCCATAGTCAGCAAAATGGCTTCTACGCCATACAAATTAGGCACAGCGTGTACCCAGTGCGGGTTGACTATAACAGGCTTTACCCCCAAATTACATCCCGACTTTTTCAGATGTTGATAGTGTGAGCACCCAGTTGACGAGAGCAAGAAACCCAATAGCAACAGAATCAACGGTAGCTTCATCCACTGGTAACGCATAACCAAACGCCTCTGCTGCCTGAATAGCTGCCCAGAATGCCCCTGTGAGGGCCGTAGCGGTGATCTGACGAGCTTTCCACTTGGCTGGGTCTGATACTGCCTTTCCTTTCTGTAGTAGCGTAATGGCCGCCTTTGCTTTCTTAATCATCTTCTTCGTCTTCCAGTAAATTAAATGAGAGAGAGGTTTTGTAAATATCCAGCAGCCCGATAATAGTGATTTGATTGACGCCTAGCTCAATGTAGTGATCAACCCACTCACCGAGCTTATCAAGGGCTTCCTCAGTTAAACGGTCATTCCGTACATCTGGAAACTCAATTGTGGTCATCCTATATACCTGACGGCTGCGCCGATTGCCGCTGCTAAGACTAGCCAGACTATTCGCTCGGCTGATTTACCCTTAATGACGCTTTCGGATAATCTATCCACCTTCTCATCCATCGCGTCTACCTTAGTCTCTATATGGGACTGCCGATTAAACACAGTGACAAGTCTTTCTTCAACACGCGCCAATGACACGATAGCTTCTTGGAGTGTGTCAATCTTCTTTTCTACTCGGCTTAATCGGTCTTCCATACTACTACCTATAGCGTCAGGTCAGGGACTTTACGCGAGTCTCTGATTTGATAAACATGACGAAGAACCTCTCCTCCGTCACGATGGAATACTACTTGGTTCATTACGCTAGAAGCGCCGTATCCTGCTCCTGCATGCCAAGAATCAGGTGGGGCTAATGTGCCAAAGGCTTCCACGAAAACGCCGTTATCTGTTTCTATGGCGTTCTGGTGATGTATGTGTCCTACTAGCCACTTCCTGTACACAGTGGCTGACCATTGCTCTGGTAGCATCTTAGGAAGGATAGCGCCTAGCTTTACAGCCTTGACCTTATCTCCATGATGTACCGCCAATAGGTTCTTGCCAAATTGCACGGTGTGAAAGAATCCGTGAGGGTCTAAGATAGTCACCCTTGGTTCTTTGGAGTAATAAAACTTCAAGATCAACGCGAGGGCAATGGCAGTATCTGAGTCGTGGTTACCTCTAGCCATTACCACAACGCAACTCTTATGTTTCGTAAGCAACTTATCTATTGCGTACAAAAAAGTCTGCGCTGCTATCTCAAGCACTACTTCTATTCTGGTATCTACGTCTAGCTTCGTTCCTCCAAAGGTAGTTCCACTACTACCATTGGCGTGAATAAAGTCTCCTACGTTAACCAGTAGCGCCTGCTCGGATGCAGGAGCAGCATCTACCAAATACTCTATAGCCGCTAACATATCATTGGAGGCTATCTTGGTATCGTAATCACGAGCTTTTGTTTCTCTAGCATCTGCCCGCATCCCGAAGTGACTATCGCCGATTACGATGGTAGGCAGAGTATCCGCATCAAACTTCTTGCTCTTGGGCTTGGCTTTGGGCTTATAAGGTTTAACTCCTTTAACCAGACCATCAACAAAACCTTGCAGCGCTTTATCTCGCGCAGCCTCGGTCATTGTGCGGCGCGTTTTTAGCCACGCCTTCTCGCCATCGTCATTTGTCGTATAGATAGAGCGACCGATGACAAACTCACCTTCCGGTACGTGCCTTCGAGCATCCCAATTCTCAGAGTATCCCGCCGCCGCAGCAGTGTTCTTAGTGATAGACACATAGTCGCGCATAGTGGACTGCGAGATACCTAGTACCCCCGCAGCCCTTGCACTATTGCGACCACATTCTTCCCACACTTGCATTGCTTCACGATGTCGGTCTGTCTTCGCGTAGTCTACTAGACTCATTAAACAACCCTGACTTTAAGATTATTCCCTGCCAGTGCTGTAATCCTTACCTTGTTCTGAGCAGGAGCATCGAAGTCATAGTCAGTTCCTAATACAGCACCTTTGTTCAAGA